CGCTGATAGCATGGTCGTGGTATACCGACCACCCATCGCGTTCTGCGACGCTTCGCGGAATTCATGGCTTTCAATCGTACGTATGTCTTAAATGGTCGAATAATTGCGCGTGATCCTCGAACTCGTTTAAAATGATGTTTATCCCCTCATCAGCCAATCGAACTTTGTCGAGCAACATCGCAGCATTATCTATCATCCATCCGGTTTTGCTTTCATCGATATTGCACAACTTGCTGATTATAGGTATGTAGGAGGGTTTAATCATCCAAATCTTTAAAGAAAAGTTAAACGCATGGGCAATATTTATATCATGCACCATAACCACTTTTCCAGCGTAATCGCCATTAAGGTCATGCTTCATTATTAGTAACAGGATGTGCTTAAAATATTCATATGTTGCTGGATTGACATCCCTATACAAACTAACAAGTTCACTATCTTCAAAAACTTCGTCATATTGAATAAACCTGTTGTCCGACCGACTTAATGTGGTCTTCCCACATCCGACTGGAAGTATAATCATGTCAATTAAGCTATGTATGGAAAACTTAGTGTTAACATAAAGATTATTGTAAGTGGGTAATCTAATTAAAGAGGTCTCATATATATCCTTAGACGTAGTGGCATTTTGCTCCTTTGTTGGATAATTACATATGTACATGGTAATATCAGAGACCAGTGAGATGTTAAATATTTCATAAATTCCAAGCCAACCATGACTATTTTGTTTATTAATGTAATTGTTATAGAAAGTGTATAGTAGAATTTCTATTTCTTGTATGGAGATGGGTTTCTTCAATACATCTAGAGTTTTCTTGCTAACTCGATCACGGTCAACTAAAACAAATAGTTCATCGAAGTTAGGAATAATAGTTAATGAGTAATCAACGAGAAGATAATAATTTTCAAGACTAGTGTGCCCAAAATGTATAATTTTAACCATACCATGATCTTCGCCGTATTCAATTAACGCGTTCTGGTATCGACGAAGGCCAAAATATTTATTATCATATAACGCATTTAGCCAAGAAATGAACATTTTTTCTAGACTCATATCATCCATTTTTCTTCTAAATTGATTCACTAAATTGATAAAATTCAACACGATAAAATTGTCCGCTACATCTAAATCATCAAGCTCCATCGTAATTGACACTGCTCGTTGACAGGCATTGGTTATAGACTCTGTGCTGAAACTAGCATCGCTATATACTCCAAAAATATCCATGTCATAATGTTTAAACAGCTCACAAACGTATACACCATAAAAATCACTATCGACTACCATAACTTCATCACCAAACTTATCAGATAAAGCTTTCTTGAACCTACTTTTCCCACTACCTTTGGTTCCGACTACGTTAATAAAGTAAGTAGGCTGTACTAACACTTTCTCAATCACTTCCTTTTGTAAGTTTAAATACCCGGCTCTATAACTAACAAATGTCTCCAAAATGTGATACTCCACGGTAATTTCTTGATGTGGAATTATATTTATTTTCTGACTCAACGCATACATATTCGATCGAAACAGAAGGTTTTTTGTAGCATCGTGGGCCCCATTTACATTAACATCAGGTATAACATCCCGAAAGCGTAAGCTTTGGATCTTAGGCATAGGGGCGTATTCACTCAAATCTATAGTTACCCTATTAATTAACTGGTATACTCCATTAATGTGATTTTGTGTAACAGTTAATTCAAGTACGACTACCTCATCAAAGACACCATCCTCAACTGTACACGCACAAGGCTCGAGCTGATTATCTGATAATTCGACAATCTCCAATTCTAGTCTAGGCCGAAAGAAATCCCACTCTTTCATCATAGCATAGTTAACTTCATATTTGTATTTCATGAAATTACCACTATGTGGAATCCAACTAACATGAATATTAATGTCAGGATATTTACCACCCACCCCATTGTTATACTTCTCACACACTATGTCTATGTCAGTTGGAATGACAACGATATTACCGTCACCAATATAGTTATATAATTGTTGCTGACTAATGTTCCCGTCTGCAAGCTTTAACCGTGTAAATACTCCAAGGCTGAATAATTTCCTATACACCGTACTACTTAGCTTAGTTTCACTAATAATAACAAAGCCAATAGTTGTGGATTCCTTTAACATATTCCAATACTCATTTGGTAATATGGTAATGTAGTCACTCATCAATCTGAACCGTCGATTGATACTCACAATAGATTCTATACTAAAATCGGATTTCGTTACTAGATTGCTATCTTGAACAATTGCAATAGCCCGAGCTAACGTTGAAATATGTCGCATTTGAAGTTTAAAAATCCCACTATGTAAAAGTAAAATCTTTTCGTTATGCTCAATCTTCTTGCTGTCAATGACGTGCTTATCAATATAAACGTTTCTAAACCGCTTACACTCATTATTCGAAAATTTGCCGAAGTTGTTTAAATCAACAAAATTTATATTTGTTATGAATGACATGCTCACCTGATATCTCGTGAGATTTTAACGCGTAAGAGTGAGTGGGTAAGTAATACGAAAATAGTCGAAGATACGAGTTGTGTGTATAATGTAGATGTTGTAGTTGCGCGTGGTAAAGCAATTAATAGCGACCATTACATTGTTCCATGATTGCAATGACTTCCGCTACTGTTGTCCCTTTTTAGTTC